ACGACGATCGCCGCGATAATTATTTCAAGGCGTTCTGTCTGCGTGACAACGTGTTGCGTGATTCTATTTTTGAACAAAAGACCGAAGAGGATTTGAAGGACGATTATTTTGATGAGCCCGAGGAGGCCCTGTAATGCCCGAGAACGAACCGCATTTCCAAGACTACGCATTTGACAAAGAGTTAGATCGTTCGTACGAAGCCGAAGGAAACCACCGAAGCAAGCAGCACAAACGTGGCGTCATGGCTGAACTACAAGATCTTGTGGACTTTGGTGGTCGAAAAGTAGGATCGAAAGGTCCACTTGGGTTTCAAATAAAGAATGTTCGTACGAATTATGATCGGGAAACCCCTGATTGGATAAGGTCAAATGAAAGTATTCAGAAAATTCTTTTGACTGCTTTTCCCCGCTTGAAGACAGATGAAAACCAGCGTAAACGTGCAGGAAGGTGGGCTCGGGTGATTCAGTTATATTTTCGGCTTGGCTGGACTATTGGAGAAATTGCGGACGAAATAAACGTGAAGCAAAACGTGGTTTCAATGATTATTCGTAGTATTGTTCGCACGGCTCGTGGCGAGCGGGCGGACGGAAGTGGTCCGAGAACTAAAACAGTATCATAAGGGAGAACCTGTGGTTAAAGGTGTCGTTGAAGTTCATTCTTGTTATAGCATAGAGCAAGGGGAGGCTCGGCCGATTCCGTGTGCCTGTCGGAAGGTTGTTAGTGTTGCTTTGGCGCACGAAATGATCAAGAGAGGCGAAGCGGAATGGGTAGTGGGCTATGATAAAGCGCAGCCATACCACGAAGGGATGAAGATTTGCTTGACGGGTCGGACAACACAAACGCCCCGTTGTGCGACGATTGAGAAGGCTCATATTGAGCGGGCTTATGTGAACGGAAATTTGGAGGAAGTAGCTCGAATTGAAGAGTACGGCGCGCTGACACGAGCTATAAGGGAAAGTATAACGAAGATGATTCCTGAGGAAGAGTTTTTGAGGAATCGTGAGCAAGATTGGGGAATCCCGGTGTTGCAGTTCATAGAAGACAACCGGACCCCAGGTGGGGTAAACAGAGAGGACCGATGAGCGACGCAAATGAAGTGAAAGAAGATGTCATCAACGAACAAGTAGCTGAGACGCAGGAAGAGAGGATCGCTGATGTCGAGCCGTCGGATGCTGTAGAAACAGTTCGACTAGCTCAAGCTGTTCTCAAGTTTAAGGACGAATTTAAGACGCGTTCGTTTTCTGGCCGGCACTCCGAACTCGGCAAAATGATTAAGTGCGTCAAGTGCGGGCGTCGTCATCGCGATAGTGAGGAGTCATGCGGCACGTTCAATCTTGTTAAGGAAGCTGTGGGACAGCGCGCGCATGGAACAAGTAATCCATTTTGGCGCGCGCATCCCGGAGCCTATATGTGGATCAAAGAGTTAAAGAAGTTTGCTACAATCCACCGTTAAACAAGGGAGCCATGGGATTATTCACGAAGTCGAAAGAACCGGAGATTGTGAAGCTGGACGAATCTAAAATTCCTCCTGAGATCGAAAATCTTGAGAACAGGATGAAAGAGAAAGTCGCCGGCCAGGACCGTGCTATTCAACAATTTGTGCGCGTCCACGAAACATATTTGGCTGGTATGGCTGCTCCTGATCGTCCGTTGGGTGTTTTTCTTTTTGTTGGCCCAACGGGTTCAGGTAAGACTCATGCCACCGAGATATTTGCGGAGTTGACGGGCGCTAAGTTGATCAAGATTGATTGTGCGGAGTATCAGCACTCTCACGAGATATCTAAGTTGATTGGTTCGCCTCCGGGATATGTGGGTGGTGAGATTGACCCGAAGCTTTCTAAGAAAGCCATTGAAGAGCGGTGGGGAAAGTCCGGGCCAAAGTACACTGTTATCTTGTTTGATGAAATCGAGAAGGCTCACAACTCAATGCACCAAATTCTTTTAGGCATCATGGATCGGGCGACTTTGTCAACCGGTAAAAACGAGACAATCGATATGCATAATACGATTCTCGTGTTTACATCCAATCTTGGTTCCGGGGATGTGGGTAAGATTCTCACTGATACGAAGGAAATGGGGTTCGTGGTGGCAAAAGAGAAGAGTGAGAAAGAGGAGAACGATATATACCGTGTTGCAAAAGATGCAGTAAAGAAATTCTTTTCCGCGGAATTTTTTAATCGAATTGATCGTATGATTGTGTTTCAGCCATTAACAGAACCTGTGCTGAGGCGCATTCTCGAAATCGAGTTGAAGCGTGTACAAGATCGGATTCTCAAAGCAAATAAGTTTGTGTCTGTTGATATTTCTAATCGGGGTCGAGATTTTCTGATTGTGGAAGGCACCAGTAAACTTCTTGGCGCGCGCGAATTGCGCCGTACGTTGGAGCGCTTTTTGGTGAGCAAACTAACACGAGCGTTTGCTACGAAACAAGCAGAAGACGGAGACATGATCATTGCTGATAAAGTCCCAGGTACTGAAGGGCTCGTATTGGATATCTCGAAGAAGGCAATGATCCTTCCTGAAAAGGATCCTATTACCGGTGCGCCAGTGAATCCTACATCCGGTGGTCCCGTTGTTGACGAAAGACGGATTGTGAAGCAACCCAAGGCCGCGCGCGTGGAGCCTGACGATCCAAAAGCGTGGATTCCGTATGAAAGTTTGAAGAATCCGGGCTACTGTGCAAAATGTGGTTACGGTTGGCATACGGCTCACAAGTGTTTTGATCCTAGCGATTTCGGTTGCGGCGGTGGTACACCTTTTGATAAGTTCCGGCAGGAACTCGAAAAGAAAAAGCTTGAAGCAGAGAGGAAGGAGAAATTTCATGGCTAATTTTGGAAACATCATTGAGTGGGTGCTCCGACTTGAAGATCGGACGCTCGCGGGCAAGACAGAGAATCTAAATGACGGCGCCGGCCTCACGCGGTTCGGTCTTACGACTCGGGATGAGGGTGATGTGCTGCCTCGGTGTTTTTGGGAAGATGATGATAGCGTTGACCCGGTGCAATATCGGATGAGCAACCTGGCTGCGCTTGAAGCAGCAAAACAGGTTTACTACGACAAGTACTGGACCCCCATTTGTTGCACACAGATCGCCTCAGACGAAGTTGCGGCTACTCTCCTATCCTTTGCTGTCAATGATGGTATAGGGTCGGCCGTGAAGCTTCTCCAGGGGGTTCTAGGTCTTCCGGAGCCCACAGGGCACGTTGGCCCGTGGACCCTGCAGGCTATTTCGGCGCTTGACCCTAGTGACCTCGCGGAGCGCCTTAGGGACGCCCAGGAAGCACGATATCTCAAGATTGAGGCTGAGAAGCCTGCTGATGTTCAGTTCGACGCTGGTTGGCGGAAACGAGCTTATGCTCGGTATCCAGACTTGCCTGCTTAAGTTGTTGAAAGGAAAAGAGTTAATGTCATAGATTGTTGTCATGACGTAACTCGTCGGTTTAATGGAGGGTAGTGTGCGCTATCAATATAGCTGTGCAAAATGCGGCGGTTCGGTCCACAAACCTAAAGTGGAGATGGATGAGAAAGGAAAGTTTGTCCACGGATTGCACGGCTGGTGTTGTTCTGTTTGTGGAAAAGGCGTGAAAGTAAAACGGACACTAAATCAACACTCGGAGCAATCCTGATGCCTGTCTACGAATATTTTTGTGAGTCCTGTCAGAAGAAGTTTGAACGTGTAAAGTCTGTTCGAGTTTCAGACAAAGAACGTGACAACGACATTTGTGCTTGTGGTAAGAAAGCAAAACTTGTGCCTTCCCGTCCGGGCCATCCGATCTTAGTTGGTAGCGGATTTTTCTGCAACGACTACGGACAGCCCACAAGGTAACTACTGTCGCAGAGTAGTGAACATACAGAAGAGCCGCCATCCTCCAGGCGGCTCTTTTCTTTTTGGAGTAATCCCATGAGTTTTATTAAGTCTTTCCTGGACGACAGGGAGAAGTCCGTAAATCCGGCTCACGCAATAGCCCTTATTCTTGTACTGGCTAGTATTGGGTGGGTTACTTATTTGGTTGTTCACAATCATGCTTTGCCTGATTTGGCCGGTGTTGCTTATCTTCTCGGTGGCTCTGGGGCTATGAATATTGCGCAAAAAGCAGAAGTCATTGTTGATAAGTTTCGTAAATCTGATGTGAGTTCAGTTGTCACGGCGGCAGTTCCTCCCAAGGATTAATTATGCCATATGTATCCGATCAGCAGCGAAAATGGGCCCACACAGAGGCCGGAACTGAGGCTTTGGGCGGACCGGAAAAAGTTCATGAATGGGATGAGGCGACGAAAGATAAAAAACTTCCCAAGCGTAAGCACCCCAAGAAAGAAGAGAAAGCAGTCGCTCCAGCGCCTGCACCAGTAAGAATGCGTCATACCGCGAAACCACGGTGATATAATGCCACAAAATAAGCCAGAAATGCCACAATCGAATGACGGCGGGGTAACCAAGAAGGTCAAGACCGCCAAGAAAGTCTTGGACCGCGCTTGGGCCTCAAATGTGTCCGGCAGACGGCCTCCCGAAACGCCAGCAGCGCCGATCGTTACAGAACCAACAGAGCCAAAGCCTTTAGCACCAAGCGCTGGACTTCTTGGTGAAGCAGCAAGCGCCGGCGAAGGAATTAAGATGGCTGCGGAGCAGGCAAAAGACATTCCCAAGATGCACAAGGGTGGGAAGGTTAAGGAAGACGGGCCAAAGGATTTAGAGGCAGGCGAATCGGTTCTGCCGAAGGATAAGAAGCAAGCGGAGAAAATTGCCATGGCACACCTTGGAAAGAAAGCCGGTATCATGTCCTCAGCACAGGACGAAGAAGAGTTAGACAAGGACGAGAAAGAAGAGAAGGGTGAGAAGCCCGAGAAGTCGAAGAAGTCCGATCACGGGGCTGATAAAGGCGGGAAGAAAGGGCACAAGCCTCCTCGTTTCCACAAGACTGAGGTTGAACATCATCCGAATGGTTCTCACACCATCCGGCACATTCCACATCCGCCCAAGATGGGCGCCGATGGGAAAATGCCTGAGGCAGAGCCAGAAGTGAGTTATGCGGCCAACGATTTACAGGGGCTGCACGATGGGCTTGACGCTAACTTGGGTGAAGGTGGCGGTGCAACACCAGCCGCGCCCGCAGAACCCGGGCCAGCACTGTAAAAATTTGTAGCTACAAGATCGGGGGCGCCTGAACCGCCCCTGATTACTTTCTGTTCAGGAGAAAGTATATGGAAGAAGCTGTATCCAAAAAGGAACATCAGAAAGAGTATCAAAAAGCGTATCGTCCAAAGTATCGCAAAGAACATAGAGAAGAACGACGTGCCTATGCTCGCGATTATAGCGCGAAAGTCAAAACTCAGTATTCTGTGTTGAAAAGGTTAGCTCGACAGCGAAACTTAGAAATGACGATTACTTTAGAAGAATTCATCGTTCTTCGAGCAAGTCCGTGTTTTTATTGTTTGGATCCTGTTTTGAGTAAAACTGGTTACGGATTAGACAGAAAGAATAGTTCTATTGGGTATGTTCTGTCTAATGTGGTTCCGTGTTGTAGGGTTTGTAATCAAGCTAAAACCAACAGATCAACAGAAGAGTTTTTGAGTTGGGCAAAACGAGTAGTTGACAACGCAAATCGAAGTATCACGAAATGACTCGGATTGAGTCCTTAGGGATCACGGTATGGCAGAATCAGATTGGGTAAAAGAAGATTACATCTTCAATGAGGCTATAGCTGAGGCTGCGAAAACCGGCGATCCTTTGAATATCAGACATTTTTGGAAGATAGCTGATCGTGATCTTTCCGGCCCTGCTCCAACGACATTTGATGGGCTTCTTGAGAGAGCAAAAAGCTACGTTCTCTTTGATCAAGTCATAGCGAAGCGTGGTGAACCGGGATCTAATGCTAATATAGATGCTTCGATTCGTCGCTTGGAGGTTCCCAGAAACTGTTCGGCACCAACTTCAACTACTGATATTTTGAGGTTTATGTGTCGGACGAATTTGCTCTTCTTGGGTCGTGAGATCTTCAACAAGGATTTCACATTTTTTACACATGCACCGATTTGTAATTTTTTCGTGCAGAAAGATCCGTCGAAAAAGATTGAAGAGCAGGACTTAGTGAAAGAGCGCCTGTTATTGTATCCCCGCGGAAGCTTTAAGTCAACAATCGACGTGATCGATTGTGTGCAATGGTTTATCAACCTGCCGAACGTTAGAATTCTTGTTCTGACGGCGGAAACAGGCTTGGCGACCGCGTTTATTGGAGAACTTAAGAACTACTTCTTGGTTCCCGATCAAGGTGATGTAACGAACTTCCAAAAGCTGTTTCCGGAATGGACACTTACATCCAAGACAACCGGCAACGAAGATGAATTCATTTGTCCTTGTAGAGTCGTGGGCGACGCGAAAAAGCGCGATCCTTCGGCCTGGGCCTCATCGATTTTATCAAACTTGCCTGGATGGCACTGCGATTTGATGAAGGGTGATGACGTCGTCAACGACAAGAACACCGACACCGTCCAGCTTATCGCCAAGGTGATCAGAAAGATCAATTTCGCGGAATCGCTGATTGATCCAGGCGGTTACAAGGATCTTTTGGGAACACCTTACGCGCCCGCGGACTTGTACACGCGTACGGTTGAGAGCGTGTTACATCCTGAGGATCTAAAGATTTTGAATACTCCGGCGCGTTGGTTGCGGCCGGAAGCGATGGAGAAGGATGAGCGAGATTGTACGCACGCGGATTACGAACTGTTGTTTGAGTTCGATAAGACCGGCAGGCGTCGGCTAACTCACGACTTCTTAGACAAGAAGAAGAGGAAGGATCTGGCAGTCTATCTTTCGCAGTATATGTTGAGTACCAGTGGAACTCGCAAGATTAAGTTCGATCCGGAACTCATGTTACAGCGGACGATTAGTTACGATCTGCTTCCGCATCAACTTCAATACTACATTCTTTGGGATTTTGCGTACGCAGCGAATCAGTCGAATGACTATTCTGTTGGTGCCGTGATTGGTCTCGACAGTGAAAATCGTGCATATGTTGTGAAAGTCTTTCGGGACCACTACATCGATAGTGATCTTGCGACCGCGATCGTCTCGTCTTATATCGAGTTCAAGCCGCGGATGATTCTGATTGAGAACTCAAACGGGGCTCAGTTTTTGGAACAGACGATTCGTCGATATGCAGACGAAGCTGGAATTAAGTATATCCCGTTGGATTTCTTCAAGGCTGACCGTTCACCAAACGCAAAAGCGTCTCGTGTAGGAGCCTTGCAACCACTTCTTCTTGGTGGCCAATTGTTCTTTTTGGATACGATTGAATGTCTCGAAGATCTCTACAAAGAGTTCAAAGAATTCGGGACAGCACTTCACGATGATATTCCGGACGCGATCAGCTTTATGCAGCGGATCATACCTACCGGGATACCGGAACCCGGTGGCCCTGGTGGAAAAGAACGTCAGGAAGATTTTGACCGGATGCTTCGTGATCGGGACTTGTACGACCTGATATTTGGATGTGGGGAAAGCACTCCAGCAATACAAGAGTTGCAGATCGTTCCCGAATCCGGAACAGGTGACGCAGCCGGTGAGGATTTGTTTGATCCTTACGCTGTGCCAGGATTGAAGCTCTAGAGGACATACAATGGCAAGAGTCGAACCTCTCCCAGGAACATCGACGGCAGGGCTTATTAACTTCGAGGAAATTACAAACCACGAAGAGATAAGTGATGATGTCGCGCTGAAACTGGTTACCCTGGACTCGAAATTTACCCGGACGTGGATTGAGAGTCGGTACTTCAACATTCGATGGATTGAAATTGATCTTCTGTATCAGTCTCCCCCGATGCTTCGCGTTTGGGAAGGCACTTCGATGCCGAAGGCGAACATTGCGAAGTTTACTGTTGCGACGCACGTCAATTCTATTAACTCGAAACTGGTCGGCGGTATGTTTTATGAAGAACCGCCATTTAAACTTGTTTCGCGTTCTAGCATTTCTTCAAATACATCCCGGGCGATCGAAGAGATCACAGCCTATCAGTTAGACGAAATGAATTTCAAGCAGGAAGTAAAGTATGGGCTTTTTTCCTGCCTGCTCAATGGTACTGGCATTTGGAAATGGGGTTGGAAAGATTACTACAAGACGGAATGGGATTTTGAACCTGTCAAGGAACCACTGACAGCAACTGATCCTGTGACCGGTAAGCCGATGGAAATCCCGACTGAAGATGCCGATTCGTATAGGATGATCAGAAAGGAAACGTTGGTTTCACATCCTTACTTTGAGAATTGCGATATTCGCACGGTTTTAGTGGATCCCGGTACGCGCGTTCCTGACATTCGTCCAGCGAAGTTTGTCGTTCATGAATTTCCGGTCACATATCGGGACTTGATGCAGTGGAAAGAAGAAGTTTATTACAACGAAAAGAACGAGCCTATCTATCGCTACAATCTTCCTGACGAGGCGACGATCAAATCGTGGTTTGAAACCCCCGAAGCTATGGACGAGGGAAACCAGATTGCCAGACAGAACTTTATTACCGGGCAGAACAGTACGCAGTTCATTCAGCACGCGGCTCCACTGTTCACTAAGACGACCGAAGATCCTCTCGACGAACCTTTGCTTATTCAAGAACGTTGGGATGAAGATAAGGTCATTACAGTGTTGGCCGGTCAACGAGTTATTCGCAATGAGCCAAATCCGTTTGGTTGTATTCCGTTTTATTCCGTGAACTGGTGGATGATTCAGGATTGTTTTTGGGGCATGGGCCTGGGCACCACACTTGGTGGCGAGCAGAGATTGCAACAGGGCTTCATCAATGCCGTTGCTGATATAGGCACATTGGCAGCCAATCAGCCTCTGGTTCGCGCACGCGGTGCCAACATCAATACACAGCAAGTCCGGACTCGTCTGGGCGGCTTTATTGATGTTGACGGTTCCGATGCTACGAAGGCTTTACATCCGTTGGATCTTCCGAAGATTCAATCGGAAATGTTCCAGGTGGTTGCAGCTTCCGAAGCGCGCACCGAATCTACTTCCGGCGCAAACGAGATGCTCACTATGGGCATGTCCAAGCCTAGTGGCCGCGGCTCTTCTATGGGGCGTACGGCTACAGGTGCGGGCGGCCTAATGCAAGCGGCTGTTGATCGTATCGGCGGTTTGGTTGAAGATTTTAATCGGCAAGTATTCCAGCCGTGGTTGTGGAGGATGTACGATCTGAATCGTATGTTCCTGCCGCCAACAGTGTATCGGAAGATTCTCACTGAACAACTTCAAGAGGCTTTGCGAGCCAGTTTTAAGGATTTCATGGGTGCTCGCAAGGGCATCAAGAATTTCAGCGTCTTGGCTGGCAGTCACATGGCTGCTCGTCAACAGATGGCCCAATCAATGCCTTTGATCATGCAGTATTTTACAAATCCGGCTCTTGCAGGCCAAGTTGCGGATATCAACGGCGAGTACATTGCATATTCTGAATTGCTCCACATGCTGACAGATGTCAGCGGGTTTGGAAGTTCGCAGTACTATTCAATCTTCCGGCCGCTTACGCCGGAGATGAAGAAACAGCGGGCGCAGCAAAACCCAATGGCACAACGGATGGCGGCGCAGACAGCGGCTAACAATCAGAAGTTCGCACAGAAGTCGCAATTACAGGAGCAGATGTGGACACAGCGCGCGGCGGGAGATATTATTCGCCACTCTCTTGAACAAGCCGGAGGCGGGGAAGCCATAACAGGTGAACCAGGCGGCCCAGGATTCGGTGGTGGAGAGATGGCAGGATAATTTGAGGAGAGTATCATGGCGTGGACACCAATTACAGGCAATGCTTCTGGTGAACTAGCGACTGCGGAAAATCCCGCTGTCGTGATTACCCCGGGTGCAGGAGTTGCAGCCGGATCACCAGATCCTACAGGCGGAATTCGTCCTGGTGGATCGCCGGATGCAGGTCCGTTCTATATGGGCGGAAAAGGAAAAAACGTTACTCCCGATACCGGAGAGAAAAACGTAACCAGTCCGAACGTTGCGTACGAGTAAGTAGAACAGTGCTTCCGGGAGGAATCACATGGCAACCGAAATTGTTGAGCGGGAAGAATTTGAAACCGGGCCGGCCGAAGGATTACAGGTGCCGATCAGGTTGCAGGATCTGCGTAACGTTCAGTTGACTTCACAAGAAAAAGTTACGTTGGCACAGTGGTTTGGAACGCCGGCTTATCAAGTGTGGCTAAAACTGAGTGAAGGTGAGATCGAGAAGATGGAGACCGCTCACTTTCAGTCTTGGAAAGACAAGGAAACGTTTGAACGCACTGGCTTGGTTTCTGTTTCAGCCCGCCTTTTCTTTGAGGCTGTTCAGAAAGCATGTAAGCATCAAATGGAAGAATTTTCTGGTGAAGTAGAATTTGCACGGACGAAACGAGAGCTTCTCCAAACTTCACTGGAAGATCAGGCCAAGAAGGAATTTGAGTAAGGAGTATATCATGATTAAGCAACTATTAGCAAAACTCGTTGTCGCGGTGAAAGCCGAAGTCGCGAAGCTTGAGTCCGAAGCGAAAGCAGAGGAAGTTAAGGTAGTCGCGGCCGTCAAAGCGGAAGTCGCCAAGATTGAAACCGAAGTGAAAGCCGAGGAATCAAAACTGAGCGCGGAAGTCAAGGCGTATGTTTTGTCTCTCGTTGCTCGGCTTAAGGCACTACTGTAAGACGTTTTAAGGAGAATTCTCATGGCCACAGCAGCACTTATTGCGGAGGCCGAGAAGCTTCTGGACCAGGCAAAGAATATGCCGACTCCAGCACCTGTCAAAGAATCTGTAATATTGGTGTCTCATGAGAATTGTGTTTCGCGTGCGGAGTTTGATGCGTTGATGAAGCGCATCGATAATTTCAACACACGCTGTGGACACAGAATCTAATCGTTCAGTGGGCCTGTAACTCAGTTGGGAGAGTGCCTGCTTTGCAAGCAGGAGGCCGGGGGTTCGAGTCCCTCTAGGTCCACCATTTTATTAACAATTCAACAAGACTCTGTTTCGTGCGTCGGATTGACGCCCAAGGAGATAGTATAATGAAGTCCGTTCAAGAACTGATCGTGTTGGGAAAAGTCCCGGCCGATACAACTCCTGCGAGCAATAGACCCGGTTATCCGGATGGCTGGCCTATTTTTACTGACCTGAATGTTCAGGTGAAGTACGATTGGGCGAACTTGCCTTCCGATCGTGTTCGTGTTCTTCGGGCAGGGGAGGCATACAAGACTGCTCTTGAAGCGTTTTTGCTTGCTCCTGCAGTACCTGTAAATGCAGCAGATTTACCTCCGGCATCTGTCGAGGAAGTAGTTCTCGATGCGACGCCTGTGCCTGTTGTGCCGGTAGAGCCGGCAGTACCTGTAATTGCAGAACCTCCGGCTACTGTTGTGCCGGTTGAAGAGCCAGAAGGAACTCTGTCCGGTCCTTACAAGAAAGTGAAGGGCGGATGGGAAGCGCGCGTCGAAGCCATTGATGGTTCGGGCGAGCAAGTCTGGACTGCTAAAACAAAAGACGAATTGAGTCAGAAGATTCTGGACGCACAGGCACACGCCACTGCGAAGATTCGCGAACAACAGATCGAGAAAGAACAGCTTCTTCTTGATGAGCCGGCCGATATTGCGCCGACTCAGAAGAAGCTGGAACCCAGGACTTTGACGGCTGATGAACAGTTTGAGTTGTCAGAAGATCTTGCGTCAGGTGATCCTATCCGTGTCAACAAGGCGTTGGAGAAGAGAGATCGCATTCGTTTTGGCGCGCCCGTTGAAGAGATTGTTAGTCGTGTTCAAACCAGTGAACAGAAGCTTGCTATTGAAAGCTACAAAATGACGGCAAGGTTGTTCATGCGGCAAAATCCCGATGTCATGTTCTCCAAAGAACTTGGTGACAAAATTGACGCGATTCTTTCAGTAAACAATTGGGATTATACCGTCAGAAATATGACTAAGGCTCTTCTGATGTTAAAGCAGAAGGGTGAAGTCGAAAAACGAATTTCAACACCGGTTGAGCGGAGGGAGTTACCAATTCCCACATCCGAACAACCGGCGGCAGCGGCGCCGGTGGTCGTAGCATCGGCGGCTGCCGCAGCACCGGCAAGTGCCGCAACGCCAGCTAGCGCAGCGGCTGTACCAGCCGTACCAGCATCGAAGCCCGCGTCATCCGCCGTCGCACCAGCGACAGAGGGCAGACTCAGGCCAGGGTCCGCATCCACAGGGCTATCTCCGCGTCAGGCTAGTGTTAGGCCTGGAGCGAGGCCCGAACCAGCCGTGGGGCTGACCGTCGAGGAATACAACAGAATGTCCGCGAGCGAGACACGTCGCAGGTATCGTACCGACTTGGGATTCAAGACGGCTGTCGACAAGTTGATCGCAGAAGGGAAACTCTAACGTAATCCGCGCATTGTTTTACCAGGAAGTCTCTAATGAGTCTCGGATACCCTGCATCTAACGTGCAGCAAAACCTGCCTCAGTCGACTGTTCTGTTTTACGACAAACAGTTCATTGAGAACCTCAAGGCTGAAACTCCTTTCGTGCGTTGCGCGGAACGGCGTGATCTCCCCTTGAATTCCGGTAACCAACTCGTATTGTTTGAATACAATCCGTTTGGTGCCAACACTAGCCAAGCTAGCGAAGGAACTCCCGGACCAGGCCAAACTGCCCATCTGTGGACGAACACTTCTACCATCGGTGAGTTAATCGTCAGCTCACCTAAACAAAAACTTGACTATATCCGTCAAAGTATGCTACAGTTAAAGCTGGCAGCATAAGAGACGGAGGTAAGAGTCCAAATGCAAATCAGTAAAACGAAGTGGTCTTACGTCGCCGCAATGGTTGACGCTGAAGGGGGAGTATTCCTCAGTCGGACCACCTTGTACACCTCAAGTGGCAAACCGTATTTTGGTTATGACTTAAAGGTTTCTATCGCTAATATTAGCGTGAGACTGATGAAGTGGCTGGTGAAGAACTTCGGCGGTGAATTCCGACCGAAGCAGAAAGGGAAAATCGGAAAGCACCAATGTTACGAATGGTTCGTAAACGGGGGCTATAGCCGACTTAAGTGGTTCCTTCTTGGAATCATCCCCTATATGCTTATTAAGAGAGATCAGGCAAATGTTGCTCTTGAGTTTATTCGGTTGTGTGGAAGAGTGAATCCACAAAAACGAGCGGAACTCTGGGCTAAAATGATTTCACTTAATAGTGGAAAAACCCCAACGACTAATATGTCAAGCACTCAGGACCAAAATTCTGAGTTGAAGATAGAGTCTGAACTCGTGGGTGACCACGAGAGTGAACCTGTGGTGACACAGGCTTCCTAAACACATATTGATGCCGACTACGCGTCGTTCTCGAGCCTTGCTCTTGCGACCGCAATCGATGATACCCTCGCCAATGTTGCGAAGGAATTCTCCTATCGCCTCGGCCAATCTCTGTCGGCCCTGGTTCGCTACACTGTTGACGGCGCGCCCGCTGTTGATGGTTCCGCTTCAATCCAACTGGCTGCTGCTTCTAGCTCCAGCTTCACCTCTCTCTCTATCGGCACGATTCGCGCAGCGATTCAGTCGATGGCCGGCCGTAGCATTAAGCCCTTCATCGAGGGCAAAAAGCGGTTTGCCGGGATCGTCCACCCCTTCGCATGGGGCGACGCGATCAATGACACCTCTAACAACTCGCCTATCGATGTGTTGAAGCACACTTCGGAAGGCCTGATGCGGATGGAAGAACTGCCTAGCGCGGATCTCACGGAAGTCTTCGAACTCCCGGGCACCGCGGTTGACTTCTTCCAGACGAACCTCGTCACCATGCCGACGAACTATAAGACGACCAGCGCAACCGCTCTTCGGACTTATATTTTCGGTCGCGACGGCGTCATCGCCATTAACCTGGCGGGTCGCGGCGACACGGCGTACGGCGACGGCAATTACCGCGGCATCAAGTGCTCCGTGGTCCAGAATGCGCCCTTGAGCGTGTCGGATCCTGAAGGCTTGATTCCAGGTTGGACATCTTACAAAATTCATTTCACTGTGACGCTTCCTCCCGATCCGACACAGCGTGTGCGTTTGATTGATGCCCTGTCCGGTATTTCCTAAAAACAATTTTCCCGTGGACTGACGGTTATAATTTCAGTCAAGGATTCGGGGCTGGCCGACACCAGCCCCTTATCTGATTCCTTGTCGGAGGAAATTATGATGCGCAGATATGGACGTGGATTTAAAGATTTTTCTGATGAGCCTATGCGCAGACAAATCTATTCAAATTATAAGCTGTGGCATTGATGTTGAGGAAGCTTGGATTATTTGAGTAAGTTTGAGGCAACGATATGATTTCTAAAACAAGCACTTTTGCGTCGGCTCTTTTAGCTGCGCTTGAGGTGTTTTAATGGCTCATACAACATTCATAGGTGCGGCGGGTGGAAGCAATGGCTCAACCAGTACATTTTTGTCTTATAATCAAAAAGCCGGGCACTGTATCGTTGTCGCCGTTCTATCTTACAACGCGCCTGTAACTTCTATCACGGATACTGCGGAAAATAACTATACTCCTGTCACGGCTGCTATCCATAGTGGTACTGACTATCTCCAGATTTTCTACTGTTCAAACTGCACCGGAAACGCTGCCAACGTAATCGTCGTTCATTGTTCTTCGGCTTACGTTGGTGCGATGGCGTGGGACATCGGACACGCAGCTACTGTGACTCCTGTCACGACACAAGTCAACAACAGCGGTTCATCGGTTTCTCCGCAATCCACGGGTTTTACGGATGCGAACACAACTGACACGATAATCAATGTTATGGGTATCGCTGCGGGATACGCCACAGGTTCGGCTCCTTACGTCGGCTCGACCCCGATGGTGATTGAAGGACAACAAGGTGGAACGGGAGGAAATCAGATTTCTGGGGCACACCTTGATAATGCGGGATCTTATTCTAATGTGAATACAGGTGGCACAATTGCGCCATCTGCACCATGGATTCAACAGACAGTAGCATTTACATCGGTACCGTCTTATTCCATCTCGGGTAATTGTAATGTTGCAAATGCTAAAGTCGGTTATGACGGAGCAGCGACAGGCATAGTTACGGCGGACGGAAGTGGAAACTATTCCATTCCTGGGCTGTATCCCGGTTCTTATGTTGTTTCTTGTGGACTCGCTGGAAAGACATTTTTGCCCGCAAGCATTGCGGTAACTATAACGAATGCTAATATTACGGGACAGAATTTTACTGCTACGACTTCTACTATTGGTACGTCTTTACTTCTGGCTAATAAATTAGCAGCGAATGTAACGGTAGGAACCGGAACTTCTATAACCTTTGGTCCATGGAATTTGACAACTGGCAATTGTGTTGTTTTTGCCATCTCTACAAATAATAATGCTTATCCTGCTCGAATCGTAACTTCCGTTTTGGATACTGCTGGAAACACCTGGCATTCCGCCTCGCAAGACAGTTCTAATCCGACAACAGTGCAGTTCTGGTATTGCTATAATGCGATAGGAAACGCAGCTAACGTTATTACAGTAACGCTCGCTGGATTACCGACATTCTTCCGTGAGTGTGGTTATTTGTGGGAGATTTATGGAGCCGTTTCAGGCAATCCAAAAGATGTCGATCAGTACGGTGGAAATAACGGAACTTCACCTGCTGTTAGTTCAACTTTCGGCACGGTACAAGGCAACGAGATGCTTCTATCTTTCTCTGCTGTTGCAGGGACTGATATAGCACGAGTATTTACTGCAGGCGCAGGAAGCGTTCTCGATGATAGCGCAATCGGGACTACGACAGGTGTTGTGGCAGGCGCGCAACATCAACTCTTAACTTCCCAACAGTTGTATCAAACTGTTTCTATGGGATTTTCTGGAGGGGCCCCCGTTTCGGATGGGATAATTAGCGTCTTAAGCATTAAAGATCAGAATCCTGGTCCTGCGCTATCTTCTAACTTTGGAGCTTGGAGTCGTGTAGGAAGCGTTGCTTCGGGCGGGCAGCCTTCGGTTTTATACGAAGGCAATGCCCAGATTTTATCTGGTACTGTCTTTAAGATGTGGTGGTCGGGGCCGGGCGGTATCGATTATGCGGAATCTTATGACGGTATTTCATGGGTGTCGCTGGCTACGAACCCGGTTATAGCTGCGCCGCAATCTTATCCGGGCAAGATTTTTAAGGTTGCAGGTTCGCCTCCGACTTATTATCTTTACACATCGAACGGCTATCCTTCCACTATAATCAATGTTTACACTTCTACAAACTATGGTATCACATGGGCGAAGCAAACACCTACTCAAACAATAACTGAGGGTTCGGGAGAAGCATGGGACGTATTTTCTGCGATGCAAATGAGTGTTGTAGATATAGTTGGCGGAACTTGGTATGCCTATTATGCAGGAGAAAATAGCAATAGTATTTGGGCAGCGGGCCTTGCGACTTCGCCAGACGGAATTAATTGGACAAAATCTACATCACCAGCTAATCCTGTTATTTCGCAATACCAAGGAACGGCTCTTTGTTTTGCTAAAGTAGGTTCAACCTATTATGGCTGGACGCAAGCCGAACTTCCTAATTATCCGCAAGCAAACGGAGAGCCTTCCGACATCTTTTGTTATACTGCTACGAATCCCAGCGGTCCTTGGACTTGCTCCGGATTCCCAGTTATTTACAGAACTGCGCAAGAAGAGGGAGTTGTTCGTCTTTCAGGACCTAACTACGGCCAGATTGCTGACCCTTGCATCGTAGAGGCGAACGGCAACGTCTATTTCTACGCAACATACGATATCAATGGTGGGAACACGTATTATATCAACTGCTTCATCGCCTACAACACGACGATAGCCGCACTTGTGGCTGGTAATCAAGGTTTGATTGATGTTCCAGTTCCAGCTAATTTGAATGCAACTCTTCCGACACAGGTGTCAGACAACTTCGCTTCGTCTTTAAGTGCAAATTGGCACCAGCTTTCCAGCGCATCTGGTTTTTGTGCAGCGCAGTGGTTATCTGCAAATAAGATAGGCGCAGTCACGATTGGTGACAATGCCGATTCTTATAACAGCGCACAAAC